GGAGTAATGAGTTATCAAATATAAACCCACTTCAAGCTGCACCAGGAGATACTTTAATAGAAGGTAGGTTAGGGCAATCAATACGATTTGGAGGAAGTAAGGGAGGGGATTCGTTAATATCGTTAGACTTTAATGACGGAAGTCCATTAATAGTAATAAGTAATGGTCAAATAGAAACAGATAACGGGATAGATCCTATTTTTGAAGATGTTAATAAAGATAACAATTCAATGTATTTCGCTGCAAATCACAACATACCACTTAATGCAGCAAATAAGAAGAGGGTATCTTACGATGTACCGCCAATAACCCCTTCACAGTATTACGGAAACCAGGTAGTAGTAAATGGAGGTAGGTTATTCTTTAATGCAAAAGAAGAAAGTGCATTTATCTCTGCCATGGATTCAATAGGATTAAACGCTAATACAGTAAATATCGATGCAGAAGAATACTTCTGTGTAGATGCAAAAAAGATATTTCTAGGGGTTAAGGCAAGAACATCCACTATAAAAGAGCCGGTGATACTAGGTATTCAACTGGAAAATTGGTTACGATCACTGTTAAGTATAGTATCTACAATAGGAGTTGCATTTAAAACAGCAGAATCAGTAACCGGAGGTCCTGTAGTAGAATTAAATACAGCTGGACCGCAAATAATGAAATTAGCAGTTTTATTAGAAAAAACATTAATAAAGATGCAATCTACAAAAGTGTATACTGAGTAATGACTATAGAAGAAGAAGAGCAAGATTTAAAAAACAAACAACTTCAAAGGAAAGTTCTTTTTGATTTACAAGAAGAACAAAGAAGGCAGAAAGAAGATGCTCTACAAGCGAAAGCAAGTAGGGCAGTAGATCAATTGAGGTCAGATCAAAATCTTCAAGGAGTAGCAGATGCAGTAGAAAAAGCTCAAGAAGCTAAAAAACAGTTTGATAACTATAAAAAAAAATATAGAGAGTTTAAGAAAAAAAAAGAAAAACTACAAGAAGATTATAGGTTATTTAAGAAAAAAAGGGATGAAGCAAAGAAGGAGCCGAAGGTAAAGGGTAAAAAAGGAGGTAAAAAAGGTAGACTAGCTAGGTTAGTAGCAAATAATATAGGATTAATACGGGGAATACTAATAGCACAAATAGAGGAGAGAATAGTAGATTTTTTATCTAAATTTGTAAATGGATGTCCTAATCAAAAAGTTATAGCAAAAATAATAAAAGCTAAAAATAATATATCTAATGCTATTAGTAAATTTCAATCTACAGCAACAAAGTATAGAGGAATTGCAGGAACAGTTGTAGGTATAGCAAGAACTTTACAGTTACTTATTGATATTATATTAGAAATAGCAATACCTACCGCAGTAATCCCCCCAGGTGGAGGAGTAGGAATACCGCAGAATATAATATTAAAAAATTCTCATAAACTAATAAAATTTCAAACTCTCGTAGATGCTTATGCAGATGAAGCAGAAGCAATACTCTCAATAGTTGACCAAGTATTACCAGTAATAGCAGGGGTGAAAGATAGGTTAGATTCTATAGATCTATCAGTAAAAACTTGTGTAGAAGATCCAAAAACACCTCAAGAGTATGAAGATATAATACTACAGGTACAACCACCAGAGAACACAGGTTCAGAAGGACCTCCAGAAGTAATACCAGGAGTAGAAGATCCAGCGTTTAAGTATGATAAATACACTTTAGAGATAATACTAGACCCTAACTCTCCAGCAATTGCACCTAGACGATATGCAGTAGCAAGAGATAATAGAGGTATTATAGTAATGAAAGGACAACCATCCTTTAGTGCATCTACAGACGTATTATTAGATGAAGTAAAATTTAGATTAGATCAATTAAAACAAGTTAATATAAGAATTGGAGTCTCAAATGAAAGTAATACAAGTACTCTTGCTGTACAGAGTGAATCTGCAAAACTATCAAAACAACAGCAAGCATTACTTGAAGATCAAAAAGCACAAATAGATGCACAAGCTGCAGCACAAAATATCGGAGCAAACGCAATAGCACAGCAAACAGCAAATCAACAAACAGCAAATCAACAACCAAACACCCCACCAACTATTGCAACCCCAACTCCAAAAACAAACTTCTACTTTACTGACGGAAAACTATCTGTAGCAAGTATTGCAAAAGTTAACCAATTAACAGTTTTTGATTTAAGAAATTTAAACCAATTCTTACAACAAACATATCAAGCAGCTTCCCCTCACAGTCCCTCAACACCTCCGATACCTGGTACATCCTCTGTAAGGTATGTATATACAGATACTACAAAAATAAAAGCAGGAGTAAAGATAAGAATAGGATACTAGGGAATTAACTAAGGGTATAAATATAACAATATAACTATTTATTAATATGAAATTAGATTTATTAAAAAAATTGATAAAAGAAGCAGTTAAAGAAGCAGTTCGAGAGGAGATGGATTCAATATTATCTGAATCTGTAGGAACTCCTACAAGATCTGTGGAAACTGTAAAGTATCAACCATACCAACCACCAAGAAAACCGGTATTTAATACAGGAGATCCTATAGCTGATATATTGAATGAGACAAGAAATAATATGACTCAAGCAGAGTATTCAAATATAACAGCAGGTTATTCAGATATGCAGAATATAAATAATAATACCATGCAGCAATATAATCCAGGTCCAGAACCAGGATTAGATCTAAGCACATTGGATTTTGTAAAGAATGCAGGAGCAATATATAAAGCATCAGTAGATAAAGATAAACAAAGATTTGGAGGATAATGGCATTTAGAGTAGAGAGAATAAGTCCGATAGATTTACAGCCTAGAAAGGCAGTGGGAGTGAGTGTTCCTTTTTCCTCTAAAGCTGTATTTAATAGTACATATACAACAAAAGATGCTCTTAAAAATAACTTGATTAATTTTTTTCTAACCGGAAGAGGGGAAAGATTTCTAAATATAAATATAGGAACAGGATTAAGGGCATTTCTTTTTGAACAAATAACAGTAGATATAGAAGAGCAGATAAAGCAAGAGATTAGAGCGAGCATTAAAGAGTGGTTTCCTGGAGTAGTAATTCAAAACATAGTAGTACAGGATTTAATAGATGATAATGCTGTAAACATCTATATCGGATATATACTAGATCAAACAAATATACAAGATCAATTAGTAATTAATTTTCAACGATAATGGCTCAAGATAGAGATATAAAATATGTTAATAGAGAGTTTGGAGACTTTAAAAACCAGTTAATAGAATACGCAAAGAATTACTTTCCAGATTCATATAACGACTTCTCCCCTGCATCTCCCGGTATGATGTTCATAGAAATGGCAGCATATGTAGGTGATGTATTAGCATTCTACCAAGACACACAACTACAAGAAACATACATACAATATACTAAGAATCCTGGTAATCTATACAACTTAGCTTATATGATGGGGTATAGGCCTAAAGTTAGTACAATATCTGAAGTAGATATAGAAGTTTACTGTACACTGCCTGTATTACCTAATTCAAACGGACAACCAGATTGGTCAAAAGCACCGTCAATTCCACCAGGAACAGTCTTAGAGGCAGTTACAGCAGACCGCCCTAGGTTTATAATAGATCATCCTATAGATTTTGCATTTTCAAGTTCATTAAATCCAACAGCGATAGTTATCTCACAGTTAGATCCTATAACATTCCAACCCTTAGAGTTTGGTGTGTTAAAGAAATTTAAAGCATATTCAGGAGAAATAAAAGAGGTAACTGAAAATATAGGAGGGGTAGAGAAATTTAAAACTATAATTATAGAAGATGATGATATAATAGGTATACATTCTATAGAAGATAGTGAAGAAAATATATGGTATGAAGTACCTTATTTAGGGCAAGATACAATATATGAAGATACAGTAAATACTTCTACAGATAAAGGAGTAGTACCTTATGTACTAAGCTTACAGAAAGTACCTAGAAGGTTTGTATCGAGATTCTTATCAACAAGAGAGTTACAAGTACAATTTGGATCAGGTATAGCAGCAGAACAGGATTCAATAATAACACCGGTACCAGATACAATCGGAGTAGGAGCAACCCCGTATAACAATACATTACGGTATGCATATGATCCTAGTAATTTCCTATCAACACAAACATACGGCTTAGCTCCTTCAAATACTGCATTAAGGATTAGGTATATAGTAGGTGGAGGTATACCTTCAAATGTACCAGCAAACTCTATAAACACTGTAGTAGAGTTACCAGAACTAATAGGAGATACTAGTAGACAATCAACACTTACATTTAATAATACAACTCCAGCAACCGGAGGTAAGGATGGGGATAGTATAGAGGAATTGAGAGAGAATAGTATGAGAGCTTTTAATGAGCAGGGAAGAGTTGTAACATTACAAGATTACCTAGTTAGAGCTTTATCCCTACCAGCTAAATACGGAACAGTATCTAAAGTACATATAATACAAGATCAATTAAATAATCCAAATAAAAGGACAGATAGTATAATCGACAGTAATCCACTATCACTATCAATATACACACTATCTTATGATAGTAATAAAAATTTAATAAGTACTACTCCTAATCTACGTAATAATTTACAAACATACTTATCACAATATACAATGCTAACAGACGCTATAAATATACGTGATGCATTTGTAATTAATATAGAAGTGACGTTCGATGTAATAATAAGACCAAATTTTACTGCTAAAGATGTACTTCTTGCTTGTACTGCAAGACTTAAAGATTATTTTTCAATAGTTAAGTGGGGGATAAACCAACCAATAAACCTATCAAATATATACACATTATTAGATAAAGAAAAAGGAGTTCAAACAGTTCAAAAAGTACAAGTAATGAATAAAGTAGGAGGAGATTATTCACAATACGCATACGATATAGTAGCAGCTACTAGAAACAATGTAGTTTATCCTTCCTATGATCCTATGATTTTTGAAGTAAAGTATTTAGATAGAGATATTAAAGGCAGAATAACAACATTATAATATGTCAGTATACAGAATATTCCCCGAAAAAGATAGTTATATATACAGTGAAATCCCTACCGGTAACGCAGGTTTAGATGAAATACTAGAGATAGGCGGGTACCCATACACCTCCGGAGTTGGTGCTACTAGTAGAATATTAATTCAATTTAGTACAGAGGATATAAACAATGCTATAGTAGGTAAAATAGGGGCATATAATTATAGTGCATCACTAGGAGTTTACTTAGCAGATGCATATCAAATACCGGTAAATACAACTATTTACGCATACCCAGTATATTCAAATACAGGAGAATGGGATAACGGTACCGGAAAATACGGAGATACCCCAATAAATACCTCAGGAGTTTCTTGGAGTGTAAAAGAGAGAGGAGGAGTATCTAGTTGGATGACAGGAAACTACCCACCAGGAGTAACAGGTTCGTATATATCAGGAAAAGAAGGAGGAGGTAATTGGTATACGGGATCTAGAGGATATAATCTAGAATCTACACAATCAAACTCTATAAAATCTACTTACGATATTAACCTTAATATAACACAAGCTGTTAAACTATGGAATACATCTAGTGCAGACCATATAGATAATAGAGGAATAATACTAAAGCTCTCCAATAACTTAGAATTCAACACAACATCCTCTATAAAACTAAAATACTATAGTGCTGATACAAATACGATATATCCTCCCTACCTAGAATTTAAATGGGATGACAGTGTATATAGTACAGGGAGTTTACAGGTACTAACAACTAGTTTATCAGCAATTAATATAACCAATAACAAAGGTAAATATACCGACGTAGGCACACAGAGATTTAAGGTATCCGCTAGACCAAAGTATCCAACAAGAACCTTCTCAACCTCCTCAATATACTTAACCAACTACGCACTACCTTCTGCATCATATTGGGGAGTGAGAGATGAGAATACAGAGGAAATGATTATTGATTTCGATACACGATTTACAAAGGTGAGTTGTGATTCAAACGGATCGTTTTTTGATATGTATATGGATGGGTTGCAGCCTGAGAGATATTACCGTATATTAATAAAAACAACATTAGATGGGAGTACGGTAGTGGTAGATAATCAAAATATATTCAAAATAGTAAGAAATGGCTAATGATATAACTATAAAGAAGACAGTATATAATAAAACAGACTTCTCTAGAGTAATAGGAGCACAATTTACTACATTTACTCAACCTACACCAGAAGAAGATACAGATACGGAGGAAGAATTATTTAGGTTATACGAAAAATTCTTTTACGAAATAGATGTAGAGGGAGAGGAAAATTCCCACGAATACATAGTAAGGAGAAGTTCAGAAC